CGCGTTCTTATCAACGGCGCTATTCGTTACATCCAAGTGTTCACAACTCAATGACCGAGTTAGGCCTTAAAGAACGCCTTGAGGCGTTAGCGGCCCAGAGGCGGCAAGGGGAAGCCAATCTAAATGCCATCGCTGGGGCCATGCAAGAATGTCAGTACTGGTTAGATAAAATTACTAACCCTGTTCAATTGGAGCAAGAAAATGGCAATGCAGTATGACGTAAAAGCAAAAAATATGACCGGTACCGGTGCTTCCGGTATTGGTGTTCCGCGCGCACGTGTCAAATCAATTTATATTGTTAATGGTACATCAACAGGATCCCTTTCTTTTAAAGATGGCGGCTCAGGTGGCACTGAATTGATAAAAATTGACACGCCTGCAAACACAACAGGTACGGGCTCAATGATGATATTGATTCCGGGAGATGGGGTTGTCTTTTTGGCGGACCCTTACCTAACCCTCACAACCGTTACATCAGTTACGTTTTTTTACGGATAAGGAGTCCAAAATGGGACGAGCAGCAAAAATGGCAGATAACCAGTACCAAGGTGAAGTTCAAGCCGGTGCGCAAAAGCAAGACATGAGCAAGGGCGGCGCTAAGCAAACCCCTCGCAAAACTGTGGCTCCTTCTGGCTCCACTACACCGCGTGGTGTAGGCGAAGCCCGTAACAAGCCCTGCAAACTGTATTAATCATGGCAAAAACGGCGGCTTGGCAACGGAAAGAGGGCAAAAATCCTAAAGGTGGGTTAAATGCCAAAGGCCGTGCTTCTTACAACAAGGCCAATCCGGGGAAACCCGGATTAAAGGCTCCGCAGCCAGAGGGAGGTTCTCGCAAAGATTCATTCTGTGCCCGAATGGAAGGCATGCGAAAGAAGAATACAAGCGAGAAGACTGCCAAGGATCCGGACAGCAGGATCAATAAAAGCTTACGGAAATGGAAGTGTTAAATGGAATTGATGCTGTGGAACATTGGCTTAACGGCTCTTTTAGGCATTGTTGGGTGGGTATTAAAGGATAAATCTGATGAAATTAATCGTCTTCAGATTTTGATTAACCGTACCCGCGAAGAAATTGCCAAGGAATACGTTACAAAAGCCGAAGTCCATGCAGACATCAACCGTGTTTTGGATAGACTAGACAGGTTGGACGAGAAGTTAGACCGTTTAATGGGAGTAGCAAATGCCCGCAGTCAGTAAAAAACAAAAGCAGTTAATGGATGCGGCGGCGCACAATCCCGCATTTGCAAAAAAAGTAGGCATCCCACAGTCCGTGGCGATGGATTTCAGCAAGGCCAGTAAAGGCAAAAAATTCAGAGAAGGTGGTGATACTATGCATAAGATGAAAAAAGGCGACAGGGCGAGTGGAATGCACAAAATGCCTGATGGCAAGATGATGAAAGACTCTGCCATGAAAAAAATGGCTCATGGCGGCATGGTCGCTGGTGTGGGTCAGTCACAGGGCCAAACACTGAACCAGAATGTTAAAAAACTGGAAGGCGATAAAGTTGCCGTCCGTGGTGTTGGTGCAGCCCGTGCCCGCACAGCAATGATCTTCTGATATGGCTGTTTCCGGCGTATCCACCTTTGATCTGCAGTTTGACGACCTCATAGCTGAGGCGTATGAGCGCTGCGGTATTGAGGTGCGCGACGGTTACGACATGAAGACGGCGCTTCGCTCCGTCAACTTGATCTTTGCGGAATGGGCCAATCGGGGCTTAAATCTTTGGACAATTGAAGAGCGCCAACAGATTTTGACACCCGGGACATACGAGTATAGTTTGCCCGCGGACACAATTGATGGCCTCTCAGCCGTGATCCGAACCAACGCGGGCCAGTCTACTCAGCAAGACATCACAATTGACCGGATAGGCCGCGCAGAGTGGTTGCATGTGCCCAATAAGCTGACCCAGTCACGTCCTGCGCAGTACTACATTCAGCGCACCGTGCCGGCCAAGGTATTTTTGTATCCAGCGCCCGACTCAACGCAAACATGGACGCTTGTCTACTATGCAATTATTCGCATGGACAATGCGGGTAGCTTCTCAAACACTGCTGACATTTCTTTCCGCTTCTTGCCTTGTTTGGCAGCAGCGTTGGCATATTACTTGGCAGTGAAAAAAGCACCTGACCGTGTCATGATGCTCAAGCAAATGTACGAAGAAGAATTTGCACGTGCAGCTTCTGAAGACCGCGAGCGCTCGGGCTTCTTTGTGGTACCTACGTACACGGAGAGGTAATTCATGGCTTATGTATCGGGCAAATTTGCAATTGCGCTGTGCGACAGGTGCGGCCAAAGATACAAACTCAACCGTCTTACCAAGGAATGGACAGGCTTTAAAGTCTGCCCTGAGTGCTACGAGCCCAAGCACCCACAACTGGAGCCAACGCGCTCAATAAATGAGCCACAGGCCTTGCAGCAACCTCGCCCAGAGAGTAGACTTGGAGTTACCGTCTACGTCGGGTTCACGGCTGATACTTCCTTTGCAAGTATCGGAATGATGCCGATGCCTTATGCCAAACCATTGACTGCTCAAGCAGTTCTTGGAACAGTCACAACGAGCATCACATGACATACACCGAATTAAAAGCTGCCATCATTGCTTACACCGAAAATCAAGGGTTTACGGTCACTGATTTGGCGTTGTTTACAAAGCAAGCAGAGCAGCGTATTTACAACGCGGTGCAAATTGCAAATTTACGTAAGAACGTAGATGGTATTTTGACGCCGGGTAATAAATATTTGCAGTGTCCTGCCGATTACTTATCTAGCTATTCTTTGGCTATTTATCCCTATGTCAGCACTACAGCAACCGGAACCTCAGGCCAAACAACCATTGTGGTTGCAAGTGCTTCTGGAATTGTTGTGGGTCAATATGCGGCTGGCTCAAATATTGGCACAGAGGCAGTAGTAACAGTAATTAATGGCACGACCATTACTTTAAGTGTGGCCAATAGCGGTACGGTATCTGGAGCGGTCACTTTTCAAGGTGACTACACCTATTTATTAAATAAAGACGTCAATTTTATACGTGAGGTTTATCCAAGTTCTCGCGATTTAGCAACGCCTAAGTATTACGCTATCTTTGGACCACGGTCAGACAACGAGACAGAATTAACTTTTATACTTGGCCCAACACCAGATGCGGCTTACTATGCAGAGCTTCATTACTACTACTATCCTGCATCCATTGTAACTTCTGAAACTTCTTGGCTAGGTGATAATTTTGACACGGCGCTGCTTTATGGCTGCTTAGTGGAAGCTTATACATACATGAAGGGTGAGGCCGACATGCTGGCACTTTACAACGGTAAATACCAAGAAGCGCTGGGCTTGTTGAAAAACTTGGGAGATGGTAAGCAGCGCGGCGATGCTTATCGTGATGGTCAACTCAAACTGCCTGTGAGGTAATAGATGATCACAGCAGGACTTACCGATAGTTTTAAACAACAGTTGTTACTGGGTGTGCATGATTTTTCAACGGATACTTTTAAGATTGCGTTGTATACATCCTCTGCTACGCTAGGCCCAACTACAACTGTGTATACCGCCACAAATGAGGTATCTGGGACGGGGTACACCGCACCGGGTTTGGTTTTAACAAGCGTCACTGTCAACCTTTCACAGGGGGTGGCATATGTTAGTTTTACCAATCCTGCATGGGCAGGCTCAACTTTCACGACGCGTGGGGCATTGATTTACAACGCTACCAAATCGGGAAAGTCAGTGGGCGTGCTAAATTTTGGTGTAGATCAAACCATGTTAGGCCAGTCTTTTACCATTCAACTTCCGACAAACAATCCGGAAAATGCATTAATTCGGATCAATTAAGAAGTCACTATGGCAAACAAAATATCTACCGTTACGTTTACAATCACTATGCCAGCAAATACCGCTACGGCGGCTCTTATTAGGAGTTCAAATTGATTACCACGACAAAAGGCGATATGGACGAATCATTGCTTGAAAAGCGTGAAGGTTCATTGGATAATGACAACGAAACAACCACATGGGTAGAGTATTGGTTGGATGGGGAATTGGTACATCGCTCAGTGCACGTACAGTTAAAACGTGCTGTTGTAAGTTTTGGTGAAACTGCTGAATTTTAAGGAATTATTATGGCAAATACACAAGCAATGACCACTTCATTCAAGGTGGACTTATTTAACGCAGTTCATGCGTTTAACGCTACAGGCATTCCTGCTCACACAGTATCAACTGCTGATGTGTTTAAAGCGGCCCTGTTCACGGCGGCAAGCACTTTAAATGCTTCAACAACGTCTTACACGGGCGCAACAACCGAAGTGGCTGGTTCTGGTTATATCGCTGGCGGTGTGACGGTGACGTTTGGTACAGCACCAAGCAGTTCTGGAACGACATCGTTTTTAACGCCTTCCGCAAGCATCACATACTCAACGGTTACGTTGTCTACGTCATTTGATGCAATGCTTTTGTACAACGACACAAACGCAACCGATAAATCTGTGGCTGTTTACACATTCTCGGCTCAAACAGTTGCTGCGGGTACGTTTACGTTAACCATGCCAACCAACGATGCAACGACCGGATTACTCCGCATTGCGTAATTGGTAAGTCATGTCCACAGCATGGGGCGCAGACGCTTGGGGTGATAATACTTGGGGCGGTAGTCAAACTGCGCTCACAGGTGTATCAGCTACGGGCGCTATTGGTGCAGTTGCTTTAGTAATTTCAATTGCGCTAACCGGCGTAGCAGGTACAGGTTCTGTTGGATCAGTTGGAGTTTCAACAAGTATTGCGTTGTCTGGAGTATCTGCTACTGGCTCAG